TGGTAGTGTGAGTATCAGCATTCGTCGTAATAGCTTCCGTGCCAAAACTAAATGCCTCAGCTATCAACTCCAAATTTGTATTCGTACTGGTGCCCCAAGTTCCTGACTCATCGCCTGTGGAAATCTCTTTGAGCCGTAAATCGTTAACGTAAGTTGCCATCTATCTTCTCCGACTTTTAGTCTTGGGCTTTTCTGAACCCTTAATAACTTGCTTAACCATCAGGCTACTTCTTCCCAATTTGGGGTCTGAGAGGTGTCTACCAAACCCCAAACATTAACAGAAGACCCTATTTCCCCTGTCGCCGAAACTCCAACTACGATAGCCACGCCGGGTAATGCAACGGCTACACTACCAACTGACGCAGTACCTGCAACACCCGTTGGGACAATCGTTTGTCCCAGCCCAACAGTAACTGTTCCAGCAGCGCCGGTACCTACGACACCGGTAACCGTAGCAGGGTTTACTTCACCCCACGGGCCTGCGCCCCAAGTACCTCTGCCCCATCCAGCTAAATCTGCCACATGTTACTCGCTATGCGATGCGAATAATCGCATTCGATGCGTCTGCTACAGGGAACTGGACAGTAAAGTCCCCCGCATTAGACGTTTTATCGCCGCCAAAATCTAACGCGCATACAGCGGGATCACCAGATGCTGACTCATTAAAAATCAACGCGCCTCGTGCAGTAATACTGCTTGAACTAAAGGTTACGTCTGCAAAGTCTGTAAACGCCGTAGTGCCTGACGTAGTAGGGTCAACGCGAGTAAGGGCGGCACCCTTTGCCGTATAGCCCGTGCCAGAGGTCTCATTTGACGTTGTATAGGCAGTGGTTGCTGCCCCTAGACTTGCGGAACTTGTATACAGGGCAAGATTAAATGTGCTGCCGCCAGAGTTCTTGAAGTTATGCACTGCCTCCATAAGCTCTTTCTTAAAGCTAGTACACATTGCAGTTGTTATCGCCATTACAGACTCCTGATTATATTCGCCATGTCGCCATGACCTTGTCTTTCTAGTTCTGCGATCAATGTTGTTCTATCGCTCTTGATCGCTTCTTTAATATAAAGACTTACCGTTGTTTCCACAGACTGCTTAAAAGCCTCAGCTTGCTGGGCAATCAAAGGATGACAGTTTCCACCGACACTAACAATTCTGTCTGATGCAGCCTTTGCCCAAAACTCGGGATCATGTCCTTTGTTTTCTGTAGTGGTAACGAAAACATCACCTACTTCTATTTGCGGAGTCTGTAACAACATATGACTTCTTACTGCACCGTTAGCCTAGCTTGTCCAGAACGATATGCGTCAGAGCGTAGCTTACCGTCACCTAGCACCTTGAGTAATGACATAGCTGATACGTACATCTTCTCGTAAAGCGCAATCATATCAGGTTCACCTTTCATAAACCGTATGGCTTCAACCAAAGCGCCATTCAACAGTGCTGAGTCAAACTCATCTCCTAGATAACTTGTACCTGCGGTGACAATAGTCTCTGGGTAATACCCATAATGCAGCTCGGTTGAATAGCTAACGTCTGGCGTTGGGCCAAGAATAAACGACTCGTCGTTAAATATAGCGTAGTGCTTGGGTAGTCCAGCCGCTGCGCTTGTAGGGTAGGCTTCTCGTATAAAGTTAACGTCTTTGTCCAATAGAAACGTGTAGTTACCACTACCGTCTATGACTGCTAGGCTATATACGTAAAGAAAATCCGTAGGAACAGTTAGATATACGTTACTTGCTGTCATAGTTCCAGTAACATTTCTACGCAGTGCGGGTATCTGCACAGCGTTATATATCTTCTGCTCCGCTTGTTTCGTGAACATAGCGAGCTGGTCATCCGTAAACGTAAGCTCACAAATGTCCTCAATGTTTGTTTTTAGCTCGGTGTAGTTCATGCTTTACGCCATAGGGCCACGGGCCATAAGTCCTTTTGTAGCAGCGCCTGTACCACGAACTTTGATTCCAGTGGTCTTAACGCCTTTCATATCAGGCTTAGGCGCGTCTTTTACCTTTTTGATTTTACTATCTTCTTTCATAGCTATTCTCTAAGTTGTTGTCACTGTTACTGTTCCGACTTGCCCTGTTGCTACTAAGTCGTTAGGAGTTAATCCGAAGGGATCATCACCTGCTCCTACAGGATTCCACCCCCACTGTATCTGCCTACTGCTATTAGCCCCCGCTACCCCTAAACTCCTATCAGGTCTTGGGTCGCGTATGGCTTGCGGGTCATCTACTGGGAACTCACCTAGCTTTAGCTGCGGCTGATCGGGGTTCCAACAAGTAGGACACGCCTTTAGGTTTGTATCACGCCCTTTACGTATTAAGTTCTTTAACTCACGTAGCTTATACTGAAATCCACAAATGTCACATTCAGCAATAGCTTTTTTAGTAGATGCAAATCTATTAGACATAACTGATGCGCGGCACAAAGCGTGCAGCGGTCTTATCCCTATCTTCTCCAGCCGCCAAAGCAAACTGTTCTTCGTAAGCGTCTTTTAGCATGGGTACCCGTGCCATAAGCTCTGGCTCTTTCATAGATATGTAGTACGCCAACCCAGCAACCAAACACGGAAAGAACCTGAAGTTCATATCNGCAGTCGCTACACCGCCTCCTGCGTCCTCTATACGGCGCATACGCCAATAGTAAAATACATAGTCGTCGTTGTCTGGAACGGGCCATACGTTGATTTTTGGAGCGTCTCGCAGGCGTTCTACAAACACTTGGATCGGCCTGCCTTGGGTTAACTTGTTAGGTATAGAAGCATACGTACTAACACTGATACGACTCATAGTTAAATCTGACTGCGTAGCTACATTACCACTGCCTGTACGAATCTGCTGCTCTAACAAATCTATGGTGTCCGCAGGTAGCGTGTACTCAGAAGTACCTTGCGTGAGGCTTAACGTGCCTTCATCAATCGTCCACATGTTAATGCCACGGTTCTGCCACTCAATGGTCATCAAGTTCATGGAACGTCTGGCAGTGCGTAGATCGTATCCAGAACGCATCTCACGGCCTGCACGCTCCCACGCCTCTTCAGCGATCTCGGTGAAGTCCATATCAAATGCTGTTGTTCCAGATGTAGCCATTGTCTGTTCCTATACGTACAGGGTCTTTTTACGCCTGTTGTTCATTACTGCACCACAACCTCGGTGGTTAGCGCGTATCTGACCCCCAGCTTTTGCCACTCTAACTTTGGCTTTAGGGGTATTAGACACCACCTGCTGCCCGCTAGCACCGGCCTTTTTCTTCTTACGTGCCGTAGTAGCACGTTCAGACTGACTCAGTGACTGCGCCTTAGATCTAGGTAAGCAGCGGTCTGGGTTCTTTTTGTTCTTCGACGTGCCGCATTCACCAGCAATGTTTCCTTCACTGTCGATACGAACCCACTGCTGGTCACGCCACTGTTTAAGCTGCCCCATTACTTACTCTTCTTTTTCTTCTTGCTGCCTTTAGCGTAACTAGGGTCTTTGCAATACTTAGAAGCTGCCATATTTGCATAAGCAGACGGGTAGGTGTCAAACGTACGCTTGGCCCACGCTTTCCCTGCCGGACAGATCTTACCGCCCGACTTCACCTTACCGCCTGACTTATAGTAGCGTCTCACCGTATTTTAGCCTTACGCAGACCCTTACGCTCTATACCGGCACCGCGAATCTTGGCTTTGCTTTTTTTCTTAGCTCCACCTACAGCGCCGCCCTTCTTAAAGTCTCCGGGCCTTTGCGGGTATTTGTCATACATGCCACCGCCTTTGCCAGTTTTAGTCGTCGGGGTTCTAGTTCCGGGAACAGTCATCACCGGCTCTTGCTTAGGTTTTTTAGGTGTGCCTTTTGCTGGCCCCTTACCAAGCCCCCCGCTACGCTCAAAATCTGCAACACTTATAGACCTGTTGGGATCAACTTTAGGTTTAGGCGGCATTTTAAGACCGTCACTCCTACCCGGAACACGTTCTCCTACAGCGATGCCACGCCTTGGCCCTGTAGGTTTTCTACGCGGTGTAGGTGGCGCTTTCTTACTGCCTATCGGCCCCGGTATCTGCGGCATTGGTAGGCTCTTCGTACTACGCGGTGTAGGTGGCGCTTTCTTACTTCCGGGTGGTAGTTTTGTTGTTGGGCCTTTCTTTTTAGCCCCACCAAGTTTTTTTAATTGCTCCGTCATTTTACCCACGTCAGGCTTTATTGGGCTACCCGGAGGTTTTGGCGGCATTGGTAGGCTCTTCGTACGTCGTTGGGGCGGCAAATCCGTCTCGGGTACAGGTACAGGCCGTCTCCTACGCTTTCGCGCTTGTTGCGCCTTGCGTGCTAATTCGCGCTCTAATGCAGCTTCGCGTCCAGCCATTGTTGTTCTATCTTTCACATCTCTCTCCTAGTATATCTTAGCTGGGCGTACGCCCTTACGAGCAATGCCTGCGCCTCTGACCTTACCACCAGCTTTGTAGCCCTTGGTCTTCATAGCGCCACCTTTGGCGTAACCTTTAGACTTCATCGCACCGCCAGCTTTCTTCTTGACTACGCCTCTGCCCATCAAGATGTCTTTCTGTGTGACCTTACCGTCCTTATTTAAGTCAGGGAACGATGTCTTACCACCAGCTTTATAGCCCTTGGCTTTCATCTTGGACTTCATCATGCCGCCACGCATAGCTTTTTTAACGGGCTTCTTAGCTTTCTTTGCCTTAAACGCTGCTGTAAGTTTCTTAGCGGCTTCTGAATCGGCTTTAGATGTAGGCCGTCTATCGTTCTTATCCACAAAGTTAAGATATTCACGTAACGACAGACCAGTTTTCTGTAGCTGTTCTCGCGTAACATTAGCTTTCTTTTCCCTACCAGAACCGACGTTACGTCGGACGCCACCAGTTTTCCCTTGTTCCGTGCCTGTTACGTTAGCAAGTCCCGAAGCGGGTGACTTCTGATCGTTTTTAGTCTTTGTAGGAGTCTTCCCCGGTGCCGCTACGCTAGAAGTTGTAGGTGCTTTTTGTGGCCTTGTGGGACGCTTTGCTTTCGGGTCAGCAGCATTAGCCAAGCTGGTAGCAGAAGGGCGCTTAGGCATTGGGTTGTCTTTCTTGACCATAGCCATATTAGCTTCGCGTTCTTTCTTCAGTCGCTGTTGCCGTGACTCTTCTCTATTTTTAGCGCCACCCACAGCCGTCGTACTAGCTTTACGACCCCTACGCGCTTTAGACTCACTACGCATCTGCGCGGCTATCGCACGTTTTCTAGCTTCTTCAGCTTTCTTCTGGGTCATTGTCATAGGCTTATCATCGTTTTTCTTCTTACGACCTAACAAACCACCCAAAAACATCTTCTTCGGCTTCATGCCCTACTCCTTGTCCGCGTACAGATTATCAAATACTTGATTCACATCCAGCGTGTAATCCAAATCTGACTTGCTGTAGTGAATGTGCTGAGATGGGCGAAAATCTGGTGCGCCCTCTCCCGTTTCAAACCAAGCGGGATGTGTTACCCGCACCCTATTGTTTGGTAGAGCTACGATGTTACCCGTATATGGGCCAGCATCCAGCAGCTCCATCACATGACTCTGCTTATGTTGTGCAGGGTCATCAGCAATCTCGTTGTTCGTATAGTCCACTGTGAACATATACTTCGCGGGGTACATTTCCCCGTCAATCTTAGCCATCCAAGGACATGGTGTAGCTCTGTCAAGCACGTACACTGCGTGATCCCTCGAACTGCAATCCCAAGGCTGCGCGGCCCACACAGGCATTGGTTCGGGCCATTCCTCGAACGGAGTATCCCCCACTAACGCTGTAATCGGCATCCGTGCCCACATTGCACCTCCATGCACATTGGGTTCGTCTTCTTCGTCGTATGTTTCAGCCCCAGTAAAAATTACCTGAAAACTCAAACACCTAGTCGGCATCGTTGTTACTGCAATCGCCATAGCGTGAATAAACTCGCCATGATACTTCTCGTGGTTATGGGTGTACTCTTTTCTCACCCAGCATTTGAAATACGGTACGTTGCTTTGCAAGTACGCCAACTAACACCTCCATCGCCTCCTTGCCTGCCGCAACCTAGAGTTAGGATCTGCTGCTGCTTTAGGAAACTTCTTCATTTGTCCGGCGGAACGCGCACAGAACGACTTTCGACGTGCTGCACGCTTGCCTGTGGGTTTCTTTTCTGTCACTGCGGTTTGTAACTTACTACCGGGGTTTTGCCGTCTGTATTTAGCAACGCCTTTTGCTGTCATACCAGCGCCAGACTTAGTGGAGCGTTTGTCCCCACTTTTCACAGACATACCCGCCATACCACCTTTTTTGAACGAGCGGCATGGCGATGCCTTTTTGTAGTAGCTACGCACTATTAGAACTCTTTACGCATGTACAAGATAATTGTGTACGTATCTGCGCTAGTGTGCCCTACCGTAGTAAAGTTAATGTCGCCCGTTTTGCCAGACCCTGCGTTGTTGGTTAGACCGCCAAACACAGTGTAGTCGTGGTTGCCGCTTTGGTTTTCACCTAGCTCAATACAAAACTGGTCGCTGCTAGCGTCGAACAATATCTGCACTTTCATGCCGATACACTGCCACCAGATACGTTCTATCTTTGCACCTGTGCAAGCTATCCCGTTCTGGTTAGGCTGTAAGGCGCTAACGTCAACTTTAGTAACAGCGGACTCACCAGTGCCATCTGACACATTAGTGAATTTCATCACCGTGTGTGTTGGGCCATCAATCAGAGTCTGTGAGGTTACAGCATCAGCCATAACTACCTCCTATTACTGGTCAGCAAATGCAGGCGCAGTTGCGCTCGTAACAGTGCCGAAGATTTGATAGTTAGTAGTATTCAAACCGATGATGGTTACGTCAAAGCCAGCGGGTACATTCAACTGAATGCTGCTGTTTGAGTTTCCGTCAGAAAATACTGAGCTAACTTCGTTATCACTGTCTAAGAACGTCACACCACCAATGAAAAAATTGGTGTTTCCGGGAGTGACGATAATTGCATCCGTTGCGTCAGCCGCACCACCTGCGTAAACAAACCTAAACACAGAACCTGCAACGGGGGCAGGGAGTGTGTAAGTGTTGTCTTGTCCGCCATCTGGAACAAGCAATACTCGTCCGCTATGAGTAGCGTTAGTTAGGGTTACATCTGCGTCAGCAAGGCTTACAGGAGCACCACCATAAGTGCTGATCTCTGTGATTGTACCGCTAGTTCCGTCTTTGTTGATGGCAACAAAGCCATTTTCCGAACGAACTGGGCCGTTGAAAGTCGTATTCGCCATGAGTATCTCCTGTCGTGGCTAGTGTCAGGCGCGGAATGCACCTGTCAGGGATAATCTACTTATACAGTAGAAAAAGAAAAGGGGCAACAATGTGCCCCTTCTCATGCAGCGTTTTACGCTCCGGGTGAACCGAAAAT